CTGCTAACTACGACACAAACCAAGTCGTGTTGTTGGCAACGTCAACGCCGACGACAGGGGTGTCGTTTAGTTCGTCTGACTCGCGTGTTCTTTCTGTAGGCGAAGGGCCAAACGGCCCATTTGTTCGGGCAAACACAAACCCGCTTGACCTGACAAGTAACAGCGGGGTTTTGGTGCCCAACGCGGTGACTAGCGCGCATGCACTAAACCTTGGGCAAGCTGATAGTCGTTACCAACAGCGGAATCTAATCGTTGAGGCAGGGGCTGCGGGCACGTTGACTAGCAATGCCTACATTGGGGTCTACGTGAACGCAATGCAGGTCAACGGCTCTGGCGTAGCGGTTACGTTGCCGGGGAATTGCGTTGGTAGTTACGCAGTTGCCACGGCCACGGCGACCGCCGCACAAACAATCAACGTTCTTAAGAAAGCTGTAGGCTCGACCACTTTGACTACGGTCGGGACGATTGCTTTTGCAGCAGGTGCGTCGTCTGGAACATTCTCCACAACCTCTGGCGCGGCAGTGACGTTCAACCCTGGCGAAGCGATGTATGTGCAGGTTGGTAGCTCGGCAGATGCAACGCTGGCGAACGTAGCAATTTCACTGTTCCTGACCTACTAAGGAAAAGAAATGCTGGTTTCAATTCCTTGGGGGCTGTGGAACAACCAAGCTGTAAAGGTTGGAACGTTTGCTCTGTTTGGTGGCGGGAATAACGGGGGTGCTAAAAACACTACATCCGTTTACACATATTCCTCAAACACCGCTGTTGCTGGCGGGAACTTGAGCTATGCGGCGTATTACTTAGCTGCCGCAGGTAACAGCACGCTAGGCGTCTTTGGCGACGGGTATAACGGTTCCAGCACCCTTAATACTACATCCGTTTACACATATTCCTCAAACACCGCTGTTGCTGGCGGGAACTTGAGCTATGCGGCGTATTACTTAGCTGCCGCAGGTAACAGCACGCTAGGCGTCTTTGGCGGGGGTTATGGCCCCGTCAGCACTACATCCGTTTACACATATTCCTCAAACACCGCTGTTGCTGGCGGGAACTTGAGCTACGCGGCGTCTGGTTTGGCTGCCTGTTCGCCTAACCCCGGAGTAAACTGGTAATGATCGTCAACAATCATCGGAAGCACTCTTCTTTCGCCCTTCGGCATTTCCTTGTCGGGTCTTGCCACACGCCAGATGCAGCGTTCTGCCTTTTGTACGCGCAAGGCGAACAAGTTGAAATGGACGTAGCAGCAGGCGAAGCAAGTCTCCTTGAGCAAAAAGCGAGCGAGATGGAGTTGCAAGAGAAGGCCGCTTCCGCCGCATCTGAAGCAGATCGTTTGCGTGCCCAGGCTGAACTCATTAAGCTGAAGGCGGCGCGCAAGAACTTTGAGCTTAACCTGGAGGGCGCAAAGCGAGAACTGCAAGAGATCAACGCCATGCTCGAAGAACTCAAACCCATGTGCAAACACTGGGACGCTGACATCCTCAAGATGGAGCAGGCCATGCAGCGAGACGAGTGGGCCGAAGAACTAAAGTCCCGCGCCGAGAACATGCTGCTCGCTAATGCAATCGGCATTAGCTACGACCAGATCGCCACTATGCGCCAGCACCCAGACTTTTCGGCTAAAATTCTGCCGCATATCCGCAAGGTGGGCACGCAGCTTGCGCTTGCACAACAAACACAAGACTTCAAGCAAGTCGAGTCTATGTTGACCCAAACGCTGCTGTTAGGGCGTTAGCTATGACCAAGTTGCTCTCTGTTGCCTTCGCTTTGTTGCTGGCCTCGGTGGCTGCACACGCCGTCGACGTTGAAGTTGGCGCAGGGGCTGCGCGCGCCACCCCGCAGGAAAATGGGGTTTGGTATCAAGAAGGTTTCCCGCACTCCCTTGACCTGCGCTCGCCTGTGTTCCTGGTCGGCGTGACGGACGACCTGACACCAAACGTTGCTTGGCACGTTGATGTTGTACCCCTCGGGTCTTACTCCGTCGACTCATGGGATACGCCGAACGATGCGAATTATTCTGGCTCAGGCTACCGAGGCAACACGCTTCCCTTGGCGCATTACATGGGGTCTGGCTCGGTCTATGGCATTGCTGCAACCCTTCAGGCGCATACGCGAGGGGAGTGGCAATTCGGTGTGCAGGCAGGGCCGTTCCTCTACCACTCTACATGGAGACTTGCAGTCCCAAACTGGTATCCCTCGGCAGAAACCCCGCCCGGCGCGTTTGCGCAAACCGGGCCAATTTCGCCGATCAATGTTAGCCAGTCACAATGGGCGCTTGGGCACATGGTGGGGCTAACCCTTAGGCATAAGCAGGTTTCCGTTGCTTTGTCTTACTATAGCGACAAGCACGGCTTCAAAGGCCACGGCAACGACCCCTGGCCTCCCCTTTGGAAGGGGCAAACTGTCCTCATGATCCTTTACTCGTTCTGATTCACGGGCGCAACAACTAGGAGCTAACATGGCCGTTCAATACTCAACCACACACCGCACCAATGCCATGACCGATTTGGTCACGCAATTGGGGTCTACAGGCTATCTGCTGATCTACACTGGCTCGCCGCCAGCTAACTGCGCAACGGCTGCCACAGGCACACTGCTCGCGTCGTTACCTATGTCGTCAACACCGGGAACGGTGTCGAATGGCGTTCTGACGTTCAATACGTTTACAACCACAAACGCCTCCGCGTCTGGCACCGCAGGTTACTATCGTCTTTGCACTTCTGCAGCGGGCACAACGTGCGTCAGCCAAGGCGTTTGTGGCACCAGCGGCGCGGATTTGAACCTGACTACGACATCCATCACGTCAGGCCAACCGGTCAGCGTTACAAGCTGGACAATTACGGCTTACGGTGCGTAATCGGGGCCGGTTATGGCAATCACCACGCTCGACCAACTGCTCGCGGGGATGCAGCCGCCCGCGTCCATCGTCAAGGCCGCCACGCCCACGCTGGTCGCTGGACGACCGCAGAGCTTGTTCTACCTCGCAGGCGCGCCTGGGGCGGCTGTTGCGCCGTCTACTAGCATGTCGGGCGTTGCTCTCACCAGCTATGGCGGTCAAATCCCATTCCCCGCTGCCGTAGCCAGCAAGAACATCAATCTGGCGAGGTTTCAGGCCCAGGCATCCGTCGCTGGCACGCTCATCTTGTGCGACCGGCTTTGGCACAATTCAGGCTTGAACCTGACCGCAACGACCGCGCAGAACGTAAACTCGGTGGCGTGGCCCGCGCGCGATGCCAACGGTGCCACCAGCGGCAATCAGGTTCTGATCGGCCTTGAGGTCACGACGGCGACCGGATCAGGCACGCCCGTATTCACGATGAGCTACACCAATCCGGCTGGCACGGCTGGTCAGACAGGCACAGGCATCCTGACCGGCGTAGCATCGTCCGCCATCGGGGCGTTTTATCCGATGGGCTTGGCTGCTGGCGATACCGGAGTGCAATCGGTGCAGACTTTCACACTCTCTGCAACCTGGACTTCGGGGGCCGCATCGCTGGTTGCTTACCGCGAGATTGCGCGGTTGGAAATCACGTCTGCCAACGTCCCCGCCGCCATCGATGCAATCACCTCCGGGATGCCGCGCATGTATGACGGGAGCGTGCCGTTTTTGCTGTTCGTGCCGTCTACCACGACGGCAAGCAACATCAGTGGGCACGTTGTGTATTCGCAAGGGTAATCCATGACCGCTGCCGCGCAGATCAACGGCTGGCTCAATGCGCGGTACATCAAACGCAGCGCTGCGCAGACCTACGCGCGCATTGACTGGGGCGACCTGGACAAAACCGAGGCGCAGGTTTGGGGTGCGTGGATATTCGGCGCGGCCGGCAGCGGCGTTTCCGCAACCGCTGCCCAGGTTGACGCCGCAGACGCTCAGGCCGCGTCCGGCACAATACCCGCAGCCGCCCAGGCCGCCCAGACTGACGCCGCAGACACGCAGGCCGCGTCCGGCACAATACCCGCAGCCGCCCAGGCCGCCCAGACTGACGCCGCAGACACGCAGGCCGCGTCCGGCACGCTGACTGTCGTCGCCCAGGCCGCCCAGACTGACGCCGCAGACGCTCAGGCCGCGTCAGGCACGCTGACTGTCGTCGTCCAGGCTGCTCAGGCTGATGCCGCAGACACGCAGGCCGCGTCCGGCACGCTGACTGTCGTTGTCCAGGCTGCTCAGGCTGATGCCGCAGACGTTCAGGCCGCGACCGGCACGCTGACTGTCGTCGCCCAGGCTGCTCAGGTTGACACCGCAGACACGCAGGTTGCGTCCGGCACGCTGCCTGTATCCGCCCAGGCTGCTCAGGCTGACGCCGCAGACACGCAGGTTGCGTCCGGCACGCCGCCTGTATCCGCCCAGGCCGCTCAGGCTGACACCGCAGACACGCAGGTTGCGTCCGGCACGCTGCCCGTATCCGCCCAGGCTGCTCAGGCTGACACCGCAGACACGCAGGTTGCGTCCGGCACGCTGCCTGTATCCGCCCAGGCTGCTCAGGCTGACGCCGCAGACGCTCAGGTCGCGCTGGTTGTTACTAGTCAGCCTATTGTTATTACGGCGGTACAAGTTAATGGCGCTGACGTTCAAATTGCGTCCATCAGCTCCGGCTACAGCACGCTGAACGCGGCATACTTATACGCTGCGCAACAAGCTGCGACACCGCAGTTCTACACGTCGTCGCCACCGCCGCAAGCGAACATAGCGGTTTATACGCAGTCCAGCACGTTCACCGTTCCACCGTATTCAAATTACTTTCTCGTAAGCGCAACGGCTGCGGGCGGCTCGCCTTATGGTGCAGCAGGGCGGCAAACGTCACGGCAACAGTTGCCTGTCGTTGCTGGCGACATGCTGACAGTATCAATTTCGCCAAACGTCACTGTTCAGCGTGGGAGCCAAACACTGTTGTCGTTGCTGGACGGCGCAGCGTATGCAAAAGGCACGCAAGGCGGCTTGCCGCAAGACTCTGGAATTGTAGGGCTTGGTAGTGGAGTCGATGAGGGCGAGCCGTTTCCAGCGGCGCTCGTTTTTATTTGGAACTGATATGTCAACCTTCGACGATGCGTTTACCGCCCTCATCGGCAATGAGGGGGGCTACAGCAACAACCTAGCCGACCCTGGCGGTGAGACGATGTGGGGCATCACGCAGCGCGTGGCGCGTGCGTATGGATACACGGGCGCGATGAAGGATTTGCCGTTGGAAACGGCGAAGGCTATCGCCAAGGCGAAATACTGGGACACCTACTCGTGCGATAGCTTCGATCCGCGCATTGCGTTCCAAGTGTTTGATGCGGCGTATAATGGCGGCCAGCCAGCCCTATGGCTACAAAAAGCAGTCGGCGTGCCGGAGGACGGCATCATTGGCCCTGTAACGATTGCCGCCGTGAGCGCTGCCGACCCGTTGCAAGTCGTCATGCGGTTCAATAGCTACCGGCTAAGTTACTTGACGTCGCTTAGTTCGTGGCAGACATTCGGGCGTGGGTGGGCGAACCGGATTGCACGCAATCTTTTACTAGGAGCGCAACGATGAGCCTAACATGGGCAGATGTTGGACGCGCAGTTGGCCGCGTTGCGCCGATTCTCGGCACGGCGCTTGGCGGCCCTGCGGGTGCCGTAGTGGGCAGCCTGATCGCTTCGGCGCTTGGGACGAACAATGACCCCGCGTCAGTGAACGCCGCCATCGCCGCAGACCCGACCAACGCGGCCAAAATCATTCAACTTCAGGCGGAGCACGAAGAAGTCCTCGCCAAGATGAATCTGGATTATGAGGCCGCGGTCGTCAACGCCCAAGCGGGCGATATTCAGGCAGAAGCGAAGTCAGAGTCCTGGCTCGCGGCGAACTGGCGGCCTATCCTGATGTTGTCGTTTACAGCGATCATCGTTGTGAACTACCTTGTGTTGCCTGTTGCGCAATGGTTTGGAGTGACCGAACCGCCCTTGACGCTGCCGCCCGACATGTGGGCGCTGTTAAAAATCGGCGTAGGCGGGTATATTGTGGGCAGGTCTGGAGAAAAAATCGCACGGAGCTTGAAACCATGATCTCACTCAAAGAACAAATCGATAGGGACACGATCCATCACTTTTCGTCGGGGGTCTACGCAAAGCAGATGCTCCTACCGAAAGGGGCAATTGCGTTGACGCACAAGCACAAGTATGACCACTTGAGCATTTTAGCGCAGGGCGCGGTAGTGCTGGAGACGCCCGAAGGACGGCAACTGTATCGCGCCCCGGTTGCCGTGACCATCCGCGCGGGGGTTTCTCACGGCATCATGGCGCTCGAAGATTCTGTTTGGTTTTGTATTCACGCCACGGACGAAACCGACCCTGCCAAGGTTGACGAAGTCGTCATCCAGAAATAATCGGACAAGGAGACTGACATGCCTATTATCGGCGCAATCGCGGGGCCACTTATTGGGGGCGTTGTTGGAAATGCCCTATTTGGCGGCGACAGTTCGTCAGGCGGCTACCAAGGTGGTTCGTACCTTCCGCCAAACTTGGATGTGGCAGCGGGCAACGAACTGAATTTGATCCCGCAAATCGGCGGGAACAACACCTACCAGCAAGTGTTGCCAGACGCGCAAAACACCGTATACGGGGCGATCAACAGCCCCTACTACGGCCAAGCTCTTTCCGGTGCGCAGCAGGCGGCGCAGTATGGGATGCAGCAAGGCGCGCAAGCGGCCAACGCGGCGAACCAGCTTTACGGCCAAATGGGCCGTATTCCGGGGTTAGAAGATCAACTTATCCAGTCGGCCTTCGACCCGCAAAGCCAGCTTTACAACTACCTACAATCGCAGAACGCAAACCAAGTCAACGCAGACCTTGCCTCGCGAGGGTTGGGTATGAGCGGGGCTGGCGCGCAGATCGCAGCGCAGCAAAACCAGCTATTCAACCAAAACTGGCAGAACAACCTACTGAACCGGCAACTAGCCGGGGTGCGCGGGATTGGCTCGCTCAATCAATCTGCGGGGCAACTGGGCACGGCGGGGTCAAGAATGGGCATGCAAGGGGTGAACTTGATGAACCAATCTGCGGCGATGCCCTACCAGATGCAGATGAACTCGGCAAACTCGCTGCTCGGAATGATGAATAGTTTTGGGCAGATGGGCCAGCAGGCCAACGTGCCGATCCAGCAGCAGATTGTTGACTACAACGCCTACCAAGGGCTTGGGAGTCCGAGTTCGCAGCTTGGGCAGCAAAACCAACTCAACCAAGCGGCGCAGGGTTTTGGCTCAACAATCGCCGCGCCAATCGGCAAGGCTATTGGCGGTTGGTTCAATAACTTGGGAGGGAGCAGCGGAGGCACAGACGGGAGCACCACTATGTCGGGCGACCCCCTTGCTTACATGGGCTAAGGACGAAAAATGAACATCGGCAGCTATTTGCGGCTTGGCAACATGCTGAGGGGCGCCTACGACGCCAACCAGCAAGACCTTGTTAACCGGCAACACCAGCAGCAGATCGACAACTTACTGGCGAACAGTGCGCTAGCGCGTCAGATTGACAGCCAGAAATTTCAAGACTACCTAGCTGCAACGCAAGGCGCAGGGGGGTGGCTCCGAAGCATTGCTCAGAACTCCACGCTCGACTCCACATCCGACTCCGCGCCAGCGCCTGCACCAGGGCAAGACAGTGCGCAGCAGCCGCTTCCGCCAATAGATACGTCGCAGGCGTCCCCTGTCCCGCCTCGAAACATACAGTCCGTGCCGCTACCGGGCGCAGAGTCGGTCCCTACGTTCGGCCCGAAGCAGCAGTTTGAGCACATTTCGACCCCGGATCAAGTCGCCGCTGCGCTCAAAGCGAAGCAGATGAGTCCGAACGCTGCGGCAAGCGTCTTGCTCGACATGGCGCGGCGTGGTGTGGGGCAAACGCCCGCATCGACTCCGCCCCCGCCGCCTACGCAACAAGGTCAAGATACTGGCTCGTCGCTCTCGCCCGGAACTTATGGGCGCATGATGGCGCTCATTCAGAACAACCAGCCCCTTAATCTCGCTGCTCGGACCGCCGCGAATTTGCTCAAGGCAAATCCAAACATGAGCGACCGCGAGCTTGGCCTTACGATGAGCATGATTAACCCGACGCTAACAAAGCAGGCTGATGCCGCAATCCGTGCCGCAGGGTTGGCCGACACGGATTTTTTCAAGACCGTGGGCTTGCTGCTGCGCGAGCGAAGCCTTGACGCGCGGTATCCTGGGGCCGGCGGCGCACCTGTGCCCTATTCGCAACCACAGATAGACGCTGCTATAGAGCTGTGGAAGCGTGGCGTGCGCCCTCCAGCGGATATGGTTCGCGCGATTTTAGCTTCCGGCGTTGACCCTAGTAGTTTTGCCGACAGCGTAGCCCAAGGGGCTGTCGATCAGGCGGTGGATAAGGCTAAAGCTCTTGCGCCGGTCCAAGTGCAACGAGAGGTCGATAAAACCAACGCTACAGCGGTTTCTAAAGCAAACAGCGCCGCTTTGACGCAAGTGCAGAAAAATCTATCGGCGATTGAGCCTGCATACGATGCGCTGCACGCAAACTTTAGCGGACTGTTGGGTGCCGCTAAAAAGTATGGTCTTGGGCCGGCAACGCCGGTAAACGCGCTATTGAACCGCATGCGCAGCGTGGGCGACCCGGACTACACGACCTACGACCTGTTTTTGAAGGGCGTGCAAAAAGAGTTTGGGAAGGTTCTTCAAGGCGCTACAGGGGCAAGAGGCGTCACTGTTTCAGCTATGAAAGACGCAGAGAAAACGTTGTCGGGCAATATGACACTCGGTCAGTTAGAGGCGGCGCAAAAAGCACTCGAAACGGAAGGCGAAAACGTCTTAAAGAGCCTGCGCCAACAGCGAGAGTCGCTTGTTAAGCAATCGCAAAACGGTGGCAAATCAGCAGCACTCAGCCCGCAAGACCAACAAGCACTTGACTGGGCTAACGCGAACCCGAACGACCCTCGGGCGGCGGCAATCAAACAGCATTTGCAGGGGAAATAATGGCTTTCGACCCTGACGCTTACCTAGCATCCGTCAAACAGCCAGCAGGCGCAGGCGGGTTTAATCCAGACGCTTACCTCAAGAAAAACAGTGTTCCGGCGCCCGTTGCGCCTAAACCGGCAACGACGCAATCCGCAGGGCACAACTGGCTGGACACTGCAATACAAGGTGCTAAAGGCTTCGTAGGCGGCATGAACGTGCCCTTATGGAACGCTGTAGGATCAATCCCTATCCCAGCAGTGCAGCAATTTGCGCAGAAAGAGGCGCAAATTGCAGGTAGTTTAGGTTCACCAACTGGGCAGGCGCTCGGCCAAGGGACGACACAAGCCCTCACTATGTTGGCGCAGCCTGAATTCGCGCCCGGCGCGTTGTCGCAAGCAGCGGGCCAAGCCGCTCTTAGCGGGTTGCAGTCTTACCTGACAGCGCCCCAAGGCGAGAAAAACCAAGCCGCCGCAACAGGCGCAATATCAGCCGGTTTGCTAAGCGGCGCTGGCTCAGGATTGGCTAGTTTGCTAGAGGGTGGGGTAGTAACACCTGCCGTTGCCCGTGCCGCCAAAGAGGCTAAAGCGCAAGGCTACAAGCTCATGCCAAGCGAAGCAACGGGCTTCGGCAAAGGTGCGCAACAACTTATCAACGCAGGGAAAGGTTCCGCAGCCGCGCACAACTACAACCTCTATGAGCAAACGCTCGGGGGGCTGGCTGGCGTCCCCAAAGGCGTCAAACTCGATAGCGACTCTTTGGCGCAGGCCAACAAAGCCATCTCGGACGAATTTGCATCAAAACTCGCCGGAAAGGCAGTCAAAATTCCAAGTACAACAGCGTCTGCTGTGCGCAGTTTGGTGGAAAAGCAGCCGGCTATTGCCGAAGAAGTTGTTGGGGCTACGGGCTTATCAAAAGCGTTCGAGGCCGCCGCAAACGGAGAGCCTATCCCTGCAAAGGATTGGTTCGCCATTGTGCGACAACTTAAAGCTATGCGCTACGCGCAAAAAGAGCCGAATGTCCAGCGCCAGCTAAGCTCGGTCATCGATGCGCTAGAGCAACCAGTCAAACAGTTTAGCCCCGAGCTAAACAAGGCGTACCGAACATTTAACAGCCAATACCGCGCCAATGCGTTGCTTCTTGACGCAATGGCTGGCGACATGAATTTTTTGCAGACCGGCAAGATCAACCCTGTCAAAGTGTGGGCAGCGGCGATGAATGACGCAAAAACTACAAGCGCGCAGGCAAAGACACTCATCACCGATGACCCGTTGACGCAGACCGCACGGCGTGCTGCGCAGCTAAACCTTGTGCCGCAGGCGCGTGAGGAAGGGGACGCTGAAATGCTGAACCTGCTCCTGGCCGGCGCACATTCAGCGGGGATGCCAGTGCATTTATCTTTGGGGTCTTTCAACGTCCTCCCAAAAATGATTTCTTCAACGGGAATCGGCGCAGCAGGGCGAGCGTTGTATGGGTCGCCAATGGGGCAAAGACTACTAGAATCGGGCCAGATGGTTGACCCCTTAACCGGAAAGCTCATTCAGGCAGGAAGTCGAGCGATGGTGTCCACATTGCCCGGAGCGCTTCCGTCCTTTTCTTCATACGATTCGTCACCTGCGCCTTCTAAATGAAAATCCTCGTCATCGACCCCTCGGCGCTGGCGCTTGACTTTTGTCTGCGCAGCATGGCCGAGGGCGCACAAGTCCGGTGGTTCATCCGCAACAAGCCAGACGGGATGATTACTGTTGGGGATCATCTTGTCCAGAAGGTGCAGCATTGGGAGCAGCACATGAACTGGGCGGACTTGGTGTTCCTGCCAGACAACGCGGTCTACATGGCCGACTTGGACAAGTGGCGGCAGCGCGGGTATCCGATCTATGGGGCCAACAGCTTCACTGCGCAGTGGGAGCTAAACCGGCAGGTAGGCATGGATGTGCTCAAAGCGCATGGCGTGCCGCTCATCGAAGGCGAGACGTTTACCAGCTACGACAAGGCCATTGCCTACGTCAAGGCCAACATGGGGCGCTACGTTTCCAAGCCGTTTGGGGATGCAGACCGCAGCCTGTCCTACGTCAGCAAAGGGCCTGCGGATATGGTCTACATGCTGGAAAAGTGGAAGCGCACCGGGAAGCACGTCCCCGCGTTCATCATGCAGCAGTTCCAGCCCGGCATCGAAATGGCCGTGGGCGCATGGGTCGGCCCGAACGGGTTTGCAAGCCCCTGGTGCGAGAACTTCGAGCACAAGAAGTTGATGAACGACGACAAAGGCCCAAACACAGGCGAGATGGGGACTGTCGTCACTTACACTGAGAAGTCCAAGCTGGCCGAAAAAGTCCTCAAGCCGCTGGAGGATTATCTGGTGCGCAGTGGGCACATTGGGTTCGTGGACGTTGCAGTCATCATTGATGACAAAGGCAACCCGTGGCCGCTAGAGTTTACGATGCGCCCAGGCTGGCCGATCTTCAACATTCAGCAGCAACTACACCGGAGCACAGCAAAATGGATGCTCGAAAGCCTAAACGGATTATCGATCTGGACGAACTTCTTGACGGGCCTGACGGCAACAGGGGTCGTGCTGGCGATCCCGGACTTCCCTTACAACAAGCTGAGTCGCAAGGAAGTGTCGGGCACGCCGATCTACAATCTGGACGCGGTGAGCAGCCACATCCATCCTTGCGAGTTGAAGGCAGCGAAGGTGCCAGTGGAGCGCGGAAACAAGATCGTGGAGGAAATGCACCTCGTGAGCGCCGGGACGTATCTGCTCATCGCAGCGGCGGCAGCGCCAACAGTGGACGCAAGTCGGGGGCAAGCCTACAAAGCCTTGGAGTCGTTGTCGGTGCCGAACTCCCCGATATATCGGACGGACATTGGCAAGCGCCTCAGTACCCAATTGCCCAAGTTGCAGAAGATGGGGTATGCAACGAGCTTGAAGCTGTAAGCAACGAGCAGACCAACCACCTCAACCGGATCGTCAACAAGGCCCTGCGCAAGATCGAGGACATTCTTGACCTCAACCCTGCGCCTTGGGACAACGACTATGCGCGGCTGCTATCCATCCAGAAGGACGCGGCCGCCAGCGCGATCAATATGGCGATCAAGGCCGACGAGAGCCGGTTCCGTGCGCAGTCGGACGCGGCTATTGCGGTGATCCTGGACGAAGTGCGCAGGCTCAAGGCCGGGCGCACACAAACGCTGATCGAGAATCACGCCGCTTGAGCTTCGCCCTCTTGCTTGAACTCGAAGCCAAGCCTGTCGGTGTCGAGTTCGAGGCATTGCGTCTGCCCTTGCGGGGGGACGCCCGTCATGCCCTTCGTCAGCGTCACCTTGCGCAAGCCGCGCAGCACCCCGATTTTGCGCAGTTCGCGTTGCGCATCCGCCCAATCTAGCCGCCGCTGCAACGCATAGCGGCGCATGAGCGAGTAAGAGACGTAGAGCGTGCGGCTAGGCGCTTCGTAGCGCATGGTGTAGGGCGGCGTGGTGCGGATCAGGTCGAACACCACGTTCTGCATGTTGGTCTGCACGCAATGCGCGATGTTCTCGTTGATGAAGTCTGTAAGCGTTTGTGTCGCGTCTGACTCGTAGGCGCTGCGGTGCTCCCGTTCAGCCAGGATCAGTTCGCGGCCAAATTCCAGCACGGCGTTCGCATCAACGGGCATACCTAGTGCCGCCTTGACGACGCGGGCCATCATGGCCGCGCCAGCGACCATGTTGACGCGGATACGTTCTTCAGTCGGTGCCTGAATCGCCGCTTGCAGTGCGCTTTTGACTTTTTCCAGCCCCTGCGCGATCAAGTCTTTGTGGTCAACCAAGTATTGTGCCAGGGCGTGACCGGCAGTTCCGGCGTTCGCCATCAGCAAGCGCTTCATCATGTCGCCGTCTTGCAGGCGGGCGTTGGGCGGCAACACCACGCGCATTTCCAGCACGCGGAAAGCCTCCGGGATTGCGCCCAAGTCCATCAGCTTCTCAATGATGGACGTGTTGCTGCTCGACGTGAGGATGGTATGCCACTCCGGGGCCATCTCGCGCATGTGCCCCGAGCGGTCGAGCCGCCGCTTATCCCGGCCTTCGGACACGTCATAGGCGAGCACGGCGAGCCTTTGGCCGTCGAGCTTCGTCAGTTCTTCGGCCTGCACCGGTAGGTTGTGCATGATGGAGAGGAACGCCACCCGCGCGTTATCAGTGTCCTGCGCTTTACTAAACGCAGACTCTTGCGTTCCGAACACGCTCGTAATGGCACTCTGCACAGTGGACTTGCCTTGTCCTGAAGGGCCAACCAGCGACAGGATGCCGCCACGCTCGCCCGACAGCTTCATCAGCGGCGCGGCCAGCGAACACATGAATGCGAAGGTTTGCTTAGGGCTATCGCCACACAGCAGGGGCAATGCCGCCTCGCGCCATGCGTTCACGTCGCCCACCAAGGGCATATACCGCGCCAATTGCGCAGCGTGCGGTTCCAGATGCACCAGCACGGGCACTTGGCCTGCGCGATAAAGCCGGTTGCCGACAAGAAAACTGCCGTCAGGCTGCCAACCAAATTGTCTGTATGAGTCCGTCACTTTTTGCTCCCGCTCCAGTTTTTCTTTCGACGCAATCAAAAACGCCTTGACTCCAGTCGCACGCTTGCCGAACACGCTCACGCCGACATTGTTCAGCGCCTGCTCGAACTCCCGGCTCAATTGCGCCATAGTTAAGTGGTGCTTCGCCTCGTGCGGGTTGAGCAATGTCACTTCAATGTACCGCTGCTCCTGCACGCCAGGGATGCGGATCACGTTCGTCACGGCAACCGGGTAGTGCAACAGTGTGTCCCATGTCGCCTCGCCGCTTTCTTCGTCTTTTACCTTGACCTGCAAAGCGCCTGCATGAAGGCGATAGCCATCGGGGATGAACGGTGCCAGCGCCTTCCACTGCTCAACTTCTGGCGCTGGCTCGATGCCGCGCCGCTCTTTGCCGCGAACGATCGCCAGCACCTCGGCCTCGGGCAGCGGCGGCTCGCACTTGGACTCGTTCAGCGCCAGCATTTCGGCCACCAAGTCGTCGCCCTCCACGCCGGCCTTGATCTTGGCGTAGCAAGCCCGGCTCAGATAGTCATTGCGGCCACCTTGCGGCACGACGCTCAAGACCGCCGCCAACACCCCCGTGGGCGCATCCAGCGGGCTTTCCTGGCGTGGAGTTGCCTGCGCCTTGGCAAGTAACTTCGCGGGCAGCATCGGCACATCGTCCAGCAACGCTGGCAGGCTATTGATCCAGCGGTATTGCCACGGGGTGCCTGCATCGTCAACAACGACCGATGGAGGCAACACGTCCTGACCGCCAGCCGCGCGCAACTCAAACCCATGCTGATGCAAGGCGACCGTGCGCATACCCTCCGGTGCGCGGAATAACGCCTTCCAGCGGCGCGGCCTGCCGCTCGTCCAGACGGGGCACGCAGCAAGAATCTGCTTGAGCGCATCGGGCGGGAACCCCTGCGCAGTCCACCACGCCTTAAACAGCGTGGAATCGTCAACGTCAAGACAGCAAGTGCCAGAAAGCGCGTGGTTGACACCTACATTGCCGCGTTCGAGCCGCGCAACGTCCTCGCACCTTCGCTCCACCCACCCCTTCTCTCTCGGCCCTTTTTCGTCTCGTGGTATAGCGACAAGCGCTAACCCTAACCGTAGATAGTCTTGGATCATTTTGAAGGGGGAAAAGGATTGGGGCGGAAGCCCCAATCCTATACTCGATCAGTCGCCGAGCAAAGCGTCCAAGTCGACTTTTTCAGCCGCTGCGGTCTTGACCTTGGAGATCGGCGTCACCTTTTCCGGCGCGGCAGCGGGCGATTTCTCCGTCGCAGGGGCTTCCGTCACGACCTCCCGAACAGTCGCAGCGACCATCGGCGCGCCCATGCCAACTGCGGCTTTCGCGCCCTCGCTCTGGCGCAATTGCGCTGCGGCGTGCAGTTCTTCCTCGGTCAGCGGGCGCTTGATCGTAAACACCACGCGCGGATAGTCGCTCTTAGCATCGAACGACGCATCGAATACCACTCGCTCAAGGTCGATGTTTTGGCGCACAGCGTCCTTGACCGCATCGGCAAACGCCAGCATGTTCATGGGCGAGAGCCGCCACGCAAAGATTTGCGCGTCAGGATCGCCCACCAGCATGACGGCGACGCGCTTGGAGTCCTTGCACCGCTTGTTTTTCTTGCCCGACACCGGGTTAATGTCGCTGCCCCACACGTTATGCGGGCAGTTTGCGCACGAGGGCGATTGCGGGTGCTCAACACCGTCGTTGGGGCGGATGCCGTTGTCCGAAGCGCAGTCCGGGGCGCGGGGTTCGCCGTCCGGGTCATACTTGCTCAGGTAGAACGTCTTGCTCTTGGTCGGGTTTGCCGCCACCAGCGCAAACTGGATGTTGAACGAATTCAGCACATGCTCCTCGCCATCAAGCATACGCAAGCGCCAGCGTGCGCCCTTGATGCTGATCTCAGGGAACATGCGGCCTTCGCCGGACATGCCGCTGATGACGTCCGCCGCAAGGCTAGACAGCCCCGCAACGGTGGGCAGGTTCGTGGTTTTAGTGGTCAGGTTGCTCATACTTCGCTCCTTTTCGCAGGCTCAATAAAACGGCGTAGCGCCGCAGCTCGACTCAGAACAATCCGAGTCTTTCTTCCAATGACGCGGCAATGCACCTCGTCACGGTTGATCTGTTCGACGCGCACCCGCCCTAGCGTAAGGGTGCGGATTACTGCGCCGACACGGAGAATCTCGCGTGGATTCATTTGACGCTCAACACAGTCGTTCCGCTGACCTCGACGCCGGGGATAACCTCGCCGTCCTCAATCAGCCGCAAGGCTTCGGTCGAGTCGATCGACTGCTTGACCAGCGCGGGGTTGGACTCTGCAAACTGCGCGAAGGCGTTCCAGTCCGTCACCTTGACGTTGCGTCGCACGTAGGTCGTCACCAGGCCGGCATCGGTGCGTGCCGACTTCAACCCCGCCTCAAAGAGCTTCGCCTCGATCTGTTGGCTCAGGTCGTCAAGCAAGGCCGTGTATTTTTTGACGGCAGCGTCTTTTTCTTCGCGGGCGTGCTTATACGCCGCGATCAGGTCGTTAAGTTCCATAGCTCTCTCCGTTTATCCACGCCATGACGAGATTCTGTAGGGACTGGCGTGCTTGGTTCCTACTGTAAATTGCCCTCTCTAGGGCGTCAACAAAAATGTGTAAGATTCTCGTGTGAGATGTTTGCGAGGGGCGCTGGATGCGGGCGTTGGCCTGCACGTAGGCGTCCCCGCCGTCCGTAGGCGCGTACCAGATGATCGTGTTGGCCGCCGTGAGCGTCAGGCCGTGGCTCATGGTGCGCGGGTCAGCGACGATGATGCGCGGCTCGGGCTTCTTTTGGAAGTCTGCAAAAATTTGCGTGCGGTCGCTCAGGCTCGTCTCGCCCGACACCACGGCCACCGAGTAGTCGCCCTTGAGCGCGTCTGCAACCCGCTTGACAATGCTCTGAAACGGCGCGAACACGATGATCTTCCGGTCGCACTCGTCCACAATGTCACGCAGCAGGGCCAGCCGGGGCGCGGCGTCCACGTCATGCGCCTGATGGTCTTTGTCGTAGACCGCACCAGCCAGGATTTGCAAAATCTTGATGCGCAGCGCACCCTCATGCACCGCCGTTATCTCCGCGCCGTTGTCGAGCGCCCACTGCATCTTTTTGCGTAGCTCATCGAGCGCCTTGCGCTGCGCAGTCGTCATTTCCGCCTTGCGGTGCTCGTAGGTCGTGGGCGGCAAGTCGATGCAGTCATCGCGCCGGAACCGGATCGCTGGCTGCATGAACTCACCGACGATCTTCTCCGCGCTCGGAACCGGCTCCCACTTGAAGTTCGATACCTGCCGCATCACGGTATTACGGAACGCCCGGTAACTCAGCTTTGGCTTGTCGATCAACGCCTGCTGGCCGTAGGCGTCGGTTGGCTCTTGCGGCGTGGGCGTGCCCGTGTTCAGCCAGACTAGCGGGTTCGGCAGCCCACGGATCAGGTCGCGCAGGGCTTTCCACCGCGCGGTCGTCGGGTGCCGGTATTTGTGACTCTCGTCCACGATAATCAGCCACGACGTTTGTTTCGCCATGATCGCTTCGCGCACCGCGGGGATGGTCAACCCTTCGTTATTGATGATGTAGTAGTCCGCGTCATACTCCAACGCTTCGAGCCGCTGTTTCACGCTCCCGTGCAGCACGCTCGACCGCCTGCGCCCGGGAAAGTGCTCCCCGATCGCGTCACACCAGACGCTGTAGACCGTGGTCAGTGGGGCAACAATCAGCACTTTCGTAACGACGTTCAGCCCCAACAGATAGTCACTGGCCCACAGGTTGCCAAGCGTCTTGCCTGTCCCTGGCTCGGATAAGTTGTGGCAGCGCGGGTGCGTGGTCAGGAACCGCGCCATTTCGATCTGGTGCGCCATCGGCTTCTCGATCGACGGCGAGCGCGGCCAGTCGTAGCTCGTCTCAATGGGCGACTTGACCGGCAGTCCGATATGCGCAGCGGCAATCATCGCCAGCAAGTTGACGGGCGCGACCACGACGTCATTGACGACCCGCGCACCAGGAATTGCACGCGCAACCCGGTCAGGCTCGGGCAATCCGGGCCAGCCGACCACGTTATGCTTTGCGCTGTAAGCTAATTGCATCCAGCATCCCCTGACAGCATCTTAGCCCAAAGCGTTAAAAATGCCGCTGCCGCCACGCATGGTACTTGCCCATTTCCAATGGCTCGTAACTTGTCCACCCGATGGGCCAACCCATCAGGTACTCGAAATTCGTTGGGGTTGGTTTCCCAAACACGCGGACAAAATTCCGGCAGCCGCTGTGCTTTTGCATTGAAGGCGCTGCGAAATTCGCAATCGTGGTTGGTGTATGCAAGTAGCCAATGTCGTTTCCGTATGTGGTCTGCACCCATGTCTTGCGCGCTATAGCACGTTGTGGCGCACTCGTAACCATCGGCGCGAAGATCCATAGCCGCCCGGTTAACCGCATGTTCGGAAACATTCTCTGCAAAGATAAACTTCGGAACGCATTCTCGTGCAATTCTTCGCATTTCAGGCCACAAGTCTTTGCTTGCGACGTTTCTTCCATGCGCCGCTGTAGAAAACGCTTGGCATGGAAACCCTCCAGAAAGCAGATCCACACTCCCACGCCAGACGGTTCCGTCAAAGGTTCGCACGTCATCCCATATCGGGAAAGCATTAAGTGTTCGGTCGTTTTGCCGTTTGATAAGAACGCTTCTGGAGAATTCGTCTCGTTCAACGGCGCATATCGTTCTAATTCCGAGCAGGTCGCTTGCAAGTAATCCTCCACCAGCGCCCGCGAATAAAGCCAACTCATTCATTTTCCCCTCTCAATAAGTACCATCAGATCCCTGACAGCTTCTGCACTGCGAGCCACCACCACGCGGCCACCAGCGGCCAACATTGCGGCAACCTCACGCTCCTGGTTCGGCGTTAGCTTGCCGTTCGCACTTTTCGCCTCAACCGCAAAGAACACGCCTTTGTAGCAGCCGATAAAGTCTGGTATCCCCGACCGCCCGTAGCCGTTCATGGCGGGCATGAAATACCAGCATCCGTACTCGGCCAAGACTTTCTTGATCTCGGCCTTTACTTTGCCTTCGGGCGTCATTGGAATATATGCGCCAAGAAAAACAGGACGCCGCAGACGGCTAGGAACGCAACTCCGAGCCGGGGCCCAATGACAAGAAACGCCAAAATAATCAGCATCATAACGACCGCAAGCGAAATCGCCCCCACGTCAAGCCTCCTTCTTCGGGTAAAGCACGCACTTGTGCGCACTGCACCAGTTGCAAAGCGGCGAAGGCTTGGGCACCCACCGCTCGTCGGCCTCGATCTGCGCGATGATGCGGGCGATCTTGTCCTCAACAGCTTGCAGGTTGCACCGCTCATGCACCACTTCTGCGCCCACCTTGCCGTGCTTCAGGTAGACATTGAACCCGGTCACTTTCTCCACGACAGGGAACGCCTTGAGGACGGCGAGCGCATAGCAGTCGTGTTGCAGCGTGTCCTCGTAGGGCTTGCCGCTTTTCCAATCGCACACCACCGCACGCTTGCCGTCGTCGCTGATGAGTAGCACGTCCAGCTTCGCCACGAACCCTTTGGCCGGCTTTGTCACGGCGTAGTCGAAATTGTGGTCGAGGAAGATCGTCTGCTCGATCCGCGCGTTGTCAATGCGGTTGCGCACGCTGCTGATGCTTTCTTCGTAGATCGTCAGCGGCTCGGGCAGAGGGGTTCGCGTCTTGAGCGCCGTCTCAATCGCCTCGTGAATCTCGACCCCGCTCGATGACTCTTTGCTCTGGTAAGGCAGCGTGTCCCGCGCTTTGTATTTGCGGAAAAACTGCTGCGGGCACTTCAGGTAGCAGCTTAGGCTAGAGTAGGAGTAGATCATTCCCGCTGCTCCTTCACGCTCACCAGCTTCTCAAGGTAGTGCAAGGCCTTCTTCAAGTCTTGCAGACCGTCGCCCTTCCGACCTGCGCGGGACAGATACTTGATCGCGTTCCCGCGCAAGAAGCCTTCAAACTCAGCCTCGCTCATCCATGACTCCATCGCCGACCACGGCTGAACCGCCAGCTCTTTATAGTGGTCGCCGCCGATCTGGTAGTTATCAACAACCCGACTTTTGTTCGTGGTGAACACCGTCCCGGCGAAAAGGCATGTGTCGTGATGCCGTTCACCGTCCTTCGCTCCGCACTTCACGCAATACAAACTGCTCATTTTGAATAGTTCCTCGCATATCCGCCTGCACAATTGAGCGGCACGCCTTCCGAGTAGCTCGGTGCCGCACGCATCACGCTTTTCGCAAACTCGAACGCCTCATCCGCCTCGCCTTCTCGCACCAAAAAGACAATCTCATCGTGCGTCATAGTGACCACGCGATACTTGCTCCTGATGGCGAGCATCTGGTCGGCCACAATGTCACGAGCGATGGCCTGGACGATGTTTTCGACCAACGCCGCGCCGTAGAGCCTGCGCTTGTCCGACCCCACGCCGTACTCATACCCGTCAGTCGTCAAGCGTAGGCCAGGATAGCGCAGCACCCGGCCAGACGGCAGGCGAAGTGTCTCAAACCCCGTCGAAATGCCGCGCAGCCAGTCGACGCGTGCGTCCTGCATCATCGCTCGTAGCATACCATCGGCACGCCGCCAAAGCCGCGTGATCGCGCCGTAAGTGTTACGGTATGTAGCGACATACTGCTGCGCATCCTCGAGGGCCGCGTCGGGTTGCTTCGTGACGATCTGCGCGTGGAGCTTGGCGTGCCCGACCCCATACCCGAGTCCGAGTATGCAGTTGTGCACAATTACCGGGCCGGATTCAGTCAGTATCGTGAACCTGTTGCGCGAGCCGCAGTTCAAGATGTCGTATACGCGCTTCGAGGTCAGCGATTTTGCGCTTGTTGCGGAGGTTGGTGCTACGGGACACGAACCTGATGTTGCCCGGCTCGTAATGCCCATCCACGTCGATCCTGTCCATTTCGAGGGCAGGGTTGTCCCAACCATCAAGCGTTTGGACATACCGTAGGAACGCTGCTCTGTCCTGCCGCCAATCTTGACACACATAGATGCCGCGCCCGCCGTAGTGTTTATACACGCGGTTGGTTGGACAGTGGCATCGAGAAATTGCCGCAGATAGGCGATTGAGTAAGCGAATTCTGTGCTGGTCGTCCGCCATCGCTTCGCTATATAACCAATAGCGTTTAGCAACCGATGCCGTTTTGGCGCAAATAGGGCATCGCGTGCTCCTGAAGTTTTTGAAGTTGTGCCGGTCAACGGTGTACTCAACTCCGTTACAGTCGCATCGCACAATGATGGCACTAACTCCCCCTCGGATGCCACGAATGTAGCCTGTGACGGTAAGTTTTCCGCTCCGGTAGCCAATGCTCGGCAAAGGGTATCGGCGTCGGCTACTACCGAGTTCGCCTCCAACCACTGCTCCCCTGACCACACAAGATGATCCGGCGTCAACCAAGCGCCGCAAAGACTCAATGTTGGCTTGATGCCGTTGTTCAGTAACCCTTGGTGGCATACCCACTCCTTTCCATCCCACAACAAATCGTCGGTTGTGATGCTCTCGATAGGCTTCCAACCTTGTCGGGATAATACAAGAGTTCCCTCGGCAACACAAGTTTTCCCCACGAACCGCTTGATCTCGTCGATCTTCTCTCCCGGCCATAGCCGTTCCGCAAACTTGACGTAAACGTCCTCACCTGCGGCAAACTGCGCCAGCAAGTCGTCCTGGCCGGCCAGCCACGCGAGCACGCGAGCCTCGATCTGGCTTGAGTCCACGACGACCAGCACATACCCGTCCGGGGCTGTCAAGCATTTACGCAATGGCGACCCTCGGTTCAGGTTCTGCATGTTCAACCCATCCGCGCCCGACCATCGGCCCGTATGCGCGCCGTAGTATTTGAGCGGCACAGGCATCGTGCCGCGTCCGCTCACACCGAGGAACTTCGACGTCCGCCGTAGCTCCGACACGCTCTTAGCCGCCAGCCTGCCTTGGATAAGCGCAGCCGCGCGCGAGTCATCCTTGAGCGCCAGCAGGTCGGGGTCAGTCTTGCGTAGGGATGCAGGAACCTGGATGCCACGTCCCGCAAGCACTGCGGCGAACTGCTGATTGCTCATCAGCACGTCGAGGCTTACCCCCGAGGCAGCGACAGCCGCGTCGCGCTGCGCTTCTAGCTCCTCCAGCCGCGCGTGAAGTAGTGCCGCGTCGATTGTCAATACCGGCTCAGTGAACATGCGCACCGTGCAGTCGATCAGCGCCAGCTCACGCTTGTAGCGAATTTCTGGAATCTCCGAGCGGAGTGCGTCGTCGAGCATGTAATGCAGCTTGCGCAGTAGCCCCACGTCCTGCCTGCAATACTCAGCCAGCCGCGTTTCTAGCATGGGATCGAGGTCGCGCACTCCAAGGGTTTTTACCAGCGCGTCACCCTTCACGCCCAAGCCGTACCGCTCACTCAGCGCCGCCAAGGAATGTTTGCCATGCACGTCGGCCAGCCGCGCCATACTCAGCGTGTCCACGATGCGTCGCGGCCTGATGTTGTAGCGCCAGGACAGGATCGCCATATCGAACATGGCGTTGTGTGCGCACCACGATGCGTCTGGATGAGCTTGTATGAGCCTGAGTAGGGATGCAGGCACTGACGGGCCAGAAACCCACCGGACAGGCCCATCGTCCTCGCAGTAGGCGAACCCATGC